ATAATCTGCGATTGGCATTTCGAGGTATGCGCTCCATAAGCGTGCGGTGCGCTGCATGTTGTCCGATGGATGACCGTAGTCAAAACCACGATCTTCAATGATTGCTTTTGCCTCAGTGAGGAAGTCGCCAGCATTCATCGACCGACCTGCTCAAGTGTGCGCTGTTCGCGACGTAGTGCTACACGTCCAGCTATCTTTCCATGTTCATGACCTTTTGCATATCCCAGGAAGAATCCCAAGATTCCCCCTATTACTAACATGGAAATCAATATCTGATCCATATTCATTTTGAGCCCCTAACCATTGAGATACTTTCCCAATAAGATAAGGATCGCACAGCTTTAGGATTTATAGGGCTCATTTTGATAACGATTAGGTAACAATTCCCCATCGTCCATAGCATCATCTATGGTGCGCTTGAGGGGAATTAGGGTCCTAACGAGGTCGTCCATAAGTCTTGCCAGCGACTATGAAGGTGCCATTCTTTTCAATATGGATAAGATCAACTTGAACGTTCTTACCCTTGACGTACATGATGGCAAAGGCTTGCTGCCAGTTAGCCGATCCTTTAGTGTATGAAGCCTGTTTGAAATCCATAAGGTTGCCTACTTCTACTCCATGCAGAACACGCCCTATACGGCCCCCAGAGGCCTCTGAGAAGGCCGATCTCCCTGCTCTGTGAGTATGACCCGAGATAACGTTCTTACCGTGTCTACGGGCCGCCTCAAGGGCTGAGAGACCCCCTTGAGGTTTGATAGGGGTATGGTCGCCATGAACTGCAATCCAGTTAGGCGCAATAGCCATAGGATTCTTATGAAAGGTTATCCCTAGCTCATCGAATTTCATAAACTTTTCAAAGCGTAACTCAGGCAAGGATAGGAAACTAGGAATCTTCTTCATAATGACGTTATAAAGGCGATCAGTATGGTTTGAGCGTATGCAGTCCGTTACGCCTAGCTCCCAGAGAAGCTCGACACAGCGATCGCGGTCGGCTCCCATAGATTGCTCATAGGCTAAAGGCGTACCCTCTGACCATTTGCTAATAGATTGAAAGTCGATCTCATCACCTATAGTGACTGTTTGATCAGGCTTGAAGGTTTTTAGAAACTTAGAGATATTTCGTACAACATGCTCATCTTCATAAGGTACTTGAAGATCGCTTAGTATGACGATTTTCTTAATAGTTTAGTCCTCATCCTCATCGTCCCACGAAGGTATTTCGTGATTCGGGTTGATAGGTTGCGGCAGGATCCAATCGGGCCATGCGCTTGGCTCTACTACGATTGCAAGACATAAGTCCACAGGCATACCTGCGCGACGAAGCGCTCGATACATTTCCTGAATACCAATAGCCCACGCATCAAGCGCGGTATAAGTCTCTAGATCGATAACCTTTTTACGAGCCATGATTTTATTATGACCTATCTCTCAGCATTTCGTAGATTCTGTCCACGCGTGTCTCTAGGCGTGTCACCGAGTCTTTAAGGCTTGAGCCTGAATTGGGCTTAAGCTCAGAAAGGTAATGTTTCACAATAAAGTGAATCATGGCCGTTACACCAGCCAGCACCGTCGCGATCGTCGTGATGATCGCTGCAATATCCGTCGGACTCATTTTTTAGGAGTGGCATATCCAAAGACACCTGCAAGAACGGCCCATAGGATTGAGCGATAATCGGCTGCAAAGTTGGAAGCTGCCCATGCTGAAAGGAAGGCTCCAGTGGTAAGGAATAGCGGATTCTTCATGTTCATAGTGTTCCCCCTAGCATCGGTATATTAAAGAATGAACCATCTTGCTCACCCTTTTTAGTGAAAGAAATGTGAAGATGTTTAGTGTGCGGATTAGTTCCCTTATAGCGTCTCCAACGGAATAAAGATTTACGGCTGCAAATTCTGGAGTCAAAGATGATGTAGTTAATCCGCTTGTCTTTCCTTGCGGCTTTTCGAAGCTGATCAGCCAAATAGGGCATGATGTCAGGCTTGGGTTTACCAGAAAGGTCCCTGTCAATGTCGAGGGCGAGTACCCAGCCTCTCTCATTCGGATTGTGATCAGACTTAGTAGCTTGATGGCTGAGATTACCGATCCACCCATCCGAAGCTCGATCACGATCGGGATAGGCATCGTCGAGCTGCTCACGCAGTTGAACCCCTGCCTTGCATAATCTAGGCTTCATCCGAGCAGTAAAGCTGCTTCATCGGCTGTAATACCTAGGCGCTCTAATAGCGCAGTCTTAGCCTCGGCCTTAGTTAAAATTTCAGATTCTTTTGCTACTGATTCTAATTCCATTAGTTGAATTTTTGCAATTCCTTCAGCTGTTGCGTCTCTTATTAGATCATCAATTTGTATTTTGTATTCCATTGTTTTCCCTATCAGTTCGCATATCCATAGACTTTAATTGTTCCACCTGTCAACGTTCCACTGCTAAGCCCTAAAGTAAAAGCTGTGTGTTGAGTATCGCTATTCTCCATGCCATCGATCTTTGCTACAGTTCCATTGGTTCCAGTATTTGAAGAAGTGTGATTAGCAAAAATATGCGTTCTTTTTGGTAAATTTGGCCCTTGTAGTAAAATGTTAGTATTAATGGAATTTGTAGAAGCTCGACCAACATCCCCAAAAGTGCTTGTATTATTGCGGTTCGACCAAGTAATTGCCGTAGTTGTATAGTTTCCAAAATACCCTAATGCATAATAACCTGTAGTGATCGCTCCTAATTGTAGAGAAAGATTAATATCTGTCGATCCTACGCCCCCGCTTATCAAAATCAAATAATTGTCATAAGTAGAGGAAAAAGCCGCTGTTACAGTAACGCTTGAAACGGCGGTGCCGATTGTTTGTGTTTTGACTAAAGTTAAACCACTTGCTCCACCTGCTGCTGCTGCCCATTTTAACCCCGTTGCAGTAGATGAATCCGCTGTTAAAACAGTGTCATTCGCGCCGACTGCTAGGCGAGTTAAAGTTGTTCCATTACTTGCAGGAAATAAATCACCTTTGGCTGTGGGATCAAGATAATTTAGCGTTCCAGCCAAATCGTTCATATTAGCGGCAGAAAGTACGTCTCCTGTGACGTAATCAGCCTTTACTGGAAATCCTGCTGGCATGTGTTTTGCTCCTTAGTAAGCCATTATGCTAGTGCCTATTATACCCGAAACATTCGAGCCGATGATGAATCCTTCTACTATTGGTTCAAGAGTTGTGACTGTGACCTGCATTTTATTAGGTGTGATTTCCCAGTTTAACCCCTGGCACTGGAGAGTTTTGACGATAGTCGAGCCATCAGGCTGAACGTTCGTGATCTTGAGCTGTTGGAAGTAATCAAGTCCGAGCATCGTTTCAGTCGGTACGGCTGGATCGAGGAGATCGACCGTCATGGCATCTATGCGGATGGTTGTCTCAGCCCGAGTGGCGACATAGATAGCAGCGATATTGGCCACGTCTGCATCTGTCTGAGCTACTAGGTCATTCTGATTGCTTTGATGAGGGAAGTATTTAGTGATCGAGGCTGCATTTTGATACAGCTGAGTCACGCCACCGACCCTAGTCATAGCCGCTGAGTTCACGATCAGTTTGTCATCGAAAGCAAAGATCAGATTTTTGTAGGGGATTCCGCCTGATTGGTTGAACTCGATTGGTGTTGATCCAGCGGCTTTAATGACATTAGTACGAGACTTGAATACAACCGTGCCAGACGGATTAACATAAAAGGCTCCTTGCTCGCTGAATTCTGCGTTTTTAAGTGCTGATAAGCCTGTCCGTAGAGTGGCTGGATCGGCCTGACATGACGTGTCACCTGTGTCGAGTGTGCGCATGGATGTAGGGAAGTTCATTTGATCTAGGATTTCTCCTATGCGTACGCCTGTCTTATCGCCGTTGAGGGCTCCTGAGACTGTCTGCACGTTAGCCATATTGAATAGGCGAAAAGCATCGCTGCACTGAATTGTGACATAGCCTATTTCCTGACCTACAGGATAGGTATAGATGTAGTCAGTAGTGTAGAAAGACCCTAGAAAGTAAGCGTTGCCATTTACTGTTGCTGAAATTCTAATCTTGCGCAGTGGAGTTAAAAATCCCGCATAAGGAGAATTCGGGTTTTGAGGGTTGAAGTAAGAGTTAGGATCATTGACTCGAACAGTGGCAGTGCCAACCTCGTAGGTATCTTGCACGATGTTTCTAGATCGCTTGATGCTGATCGATGTAACATCTGGCGTAAGATCGACTGTAGGCTCTGGAACCGTGCTAGAGGCTAGAGTGCCAGTACCTAGGACACCATACTTAGCGTCTCCGATAGTGAATGGATAGCCGAAAGTCGGCCCCGAGGAGAAGTCGAAAGTTACGGCTATATTGGCAGGTAAAGCCATTAGAACGTACCGAATAATCTCTGCTCTGTTGCAGTAATACCTGAGAGGGAGTTATTCTGTTGAGTAGTAGTGATGGCAGTAGTTAACTCTCGGCCGTCTAAACTGACATTGACTACAGGTGCGCCAGCTTTCATTCCTGCGATAATTGCGGCTACTAATTCAGGAGCAGCTGAGAATCCAGCTAAATCGACATTGGACGGCAAGGCTTGTGCTGCTCCCGCCCCTGTAGCGCCTCCACCAAATGACATGCCACTAATACGTCGAGCCTGAGCCTCGATCGTGTCTAGATAAGCAGCCCATGAAGCGAAAGGATTCTTAGCAGCTGGAAGGCTTGCGAGAGTTTTTGCAAGTGATTCAGTAAGGCCTTGAGACTTTGCTATCTCATAAGTTAGTTTCTGAGCCTGATCTACGTTGCCAGTTTCTAGCGCTAACTGAAGTTCCAGGCGCTTGCGATCTTCGTCTGAAACCTTACCCTTAAGCGCTGCGATAATCTGAATCTGAGTGAGGTCGAATAAAGTGCTTGCCTTTTTCAAAGCATTTTGTTTCTTGAGTTCGTCAGTATTCTTTTTTGTGTTTTTAGCTAATTCAGCAGCGCGTTTCCTAGCGGCTGCCTCTGCTGCCTTTTGCTGCGCTAAGGCTTCCTTGCTTAATGGAAGATCGACACCTTCCCAAGCCTTCATATAATCCCGAGCCATGCGACGGTTATACTCATCGACTTGAACTCTTTGGATAGCCTTATCCATATCAAACGGATTCTTGATTATGGCCTTAATAATTTTCCAGCCTTCAATAAAGTTATCTAAACGAGCAACTGCGAAATCTGTGGCTGTTTCAATCTTTTTGATAAATTCTTCCATATCGCTGGCGCCCGTAAGGGCTAGGCTTAATTCGATCACAGCGCCGCCGAGCTT